GTAGAAACCAAAACTGAAACAAACGAGGCTTAATTATGGCAACACATACAGGCTCAGAGGGTTCGGTCGCCGTAGGTTCAAACACAATCGGCGAAGTGCGCTCATTCTCACTCACCATTTCTGGTGAAACAATCGAAGACACGGTCATGGGCGATACACATCGCTCATACAAAGCCGGTCTGAAAGATGCGACCGCATCTGTCGAAATGTTTTTCGACGAAGACGCTCTGTCCGGTTCAACCGGCCAAGCGGAGCTGAGTGTCGGTGACAGCATCACATTGAACCTTTATCCGGCCGGCACAGCCGTCGGAACGCGCTATTATACCGGCACCGCTTTGGTGACAAGCAAAGCCGTGACGTCAACTTTTGACGGCATGGTCGAAATGAGCGCTGAGGTTCAATTCACTGGCGGTCTCACCGAAGGCGATGTCACCGCTTAAATTAAACTCGACTGATAGGTGGTATGATGTCGAAATTTGGCGAACAAATCCGTTCGTCCTCTGTCTCACACCGGAACCGTATTGAGGTTCCGGAGTGGGGCACCGAGGACGCTCCAATGGTTATTTTTAGCTCACCGCTTTTGGCGGGTGAGTTTAACCGCTTGCAAAAAAAGCATCCTGACTTTTTGAATAACATGACGATTGAGGGCCTTGTTGACCTCATCATTATGAAGGGTGAAGACGAGCAAGGCGAGAGATGCTTTGACGTCGGCGACAAACCCATTCTCATGCGCCAACCGGTCTCGATTGTGAGCACGGTTGCCGGTGCTTTGATGGGCGAAGTGACCTCAATCGAGGACGCGGAAAAAAACTAAAGAGCGGTCAACAGCGCTTCTTCATGTTTGCGTTGGCTGACCGCTTGAATAAGACGGTCGCGGAGATTGAGGAATTGCCCTATAATGAGCTCATTGAATGGGCCGCATATATAGGAATTGTGAACAATGGCACAAGAGAACCTTAATTTTCGCATCACCGCAATCGACAAAACGCGTCAAGCGTTCGCGTCGGTTCGAGGCGGTTTGGACCGCGTCAAATCAAGTGTTTTCAATGTGCGCAATGCTGTGGTCGCTCTTGGCGGCGCCTTGGCGTTAAGACAATTTGCTCAACAGATTGATGATGTCGCCAAGCAATCTCGTGTTTTAGGCTTTACGGTTCAACAGCTTCAAGAGTTGCAGTTTGCGGCATCCCAAGCCGGTGTCAGTTCCGAACAGCTCGAGACTGGTTTCCGGCGCTTCTCCAAATCAATCTCAGAGGCCAGCACCGGCCTATCGACACCGCTCAAAGCATTTGAGGCTTTAGGTGTAACCGTCACAAATACTGATGGCAGTTTGCGTGACACCGAGGACATCTTGAATGAGGTGTCTAATGGCTTGGCAAATATGTCCAGCCCCGCGGATAAAGCGCGCATTGCGATGGACTTGTTCGGTCGAAGCGGCGCCGGCATGGTCAATATGCTTGGGCAGGGGGCCGGTGGCCTCAACGCTTTGCGAGAGCAGTTTAGTGACCTGACCATTGAGTTGACCGGCGACCAAGCCAAGGCTGTTGAGGCGGCGAATGATAGGTTTGATTTGTTGCGCCGCATTTTCAACTCAATCGGCCAGCAAATAGCGGCGACCGTCATGCCGGCGTTGGCGGCTCTCGCGACGACGCTGACCACCGTAGTCATTGCGGCAATCGACCTGACTATCAGTGGCATACGCGGCTTGGCTAATGCTTTCGTCGCTTTTTATAATTTGATGCGCGGGCCAAAACTAAAAGAGCTTGAAAGATTTACTTTTGGCGAAAAGTTCCAAGAAGAAATCCGGCGCATCGTTGTCGCCGCTCAAGGCCTTGGCGTGGCGACTAAGCCTTTGGAAGATTTGACGACCGGCACCTTGCCTAGAGGCTTTGAACGCACCGCAACCGCGACAGAGAAAGCAAATAAAGCGCTGAAAGATTATGGCATTGCGGCTCAAGAAGTAAACGCAAACCTCGCAAACATCGCGCTGAGTGGCGTGAAGAGTTTGGAAAACTCATTGATGGATATGGTCACAGGCACCAAGCGCGCGAAAGACGCGTTTAAGGACATGGCCATTTCAATCGTCAATGACCTTATCCGGATGCAAATTCAGCAACGCATCACCGGCCCGCTGTCCGCGGCTCTTGGCAATATGTCATTTTTTGGCGGTCCGCAAAAAGGCGCGGCCATTGGCGGCTCACTACAGCGCGGCGGCACTTACCTCGTCGGCGAGCGCGGCCCCGAGTTGTTTCAGCCGAATGCGTCCGGCACGGTCATTCCCAATCATAAGATTGGCGGCAGTGGTGTCGTCGTAAATCAAACAGTCAATATCTCGGCCGGCGTCTCACAAACCGTCCGCGCTGAAATGGCTCAACTGTTGCCGAAAATCGTTGAGGCGTCGAAGTCTGGCGTTCTCGATGCGAAGAAACGCGGCGGCGCTTATGGAAGGTCGTTCTAATGGCAATCTCATTTCCGCTATCATTACCGACAACAAAAACAATGCGTGCCATCCGGTTGGTGGCGAGAAACGCAGTCGGCATCAGCACGAGCCCGTTCACGTTCTCGCAACAGGTTTACAAGCATCAAGGCCAGCGCTGGGAGGCTGACGTCGCCTTGCCGGCGATGACGCGGGCCGAGGCTGAGGAATGGTTTTCTTTTCTGGTAAAGCTCAATGGCCGATATGGCACGTTTCTGCTAGGCGACCCGCACAGTGCGCCGCGTGGTTCAGCAAAAGACACAGCCGGCACACCGGTCGTCAATGGTGCAAGTCAAACCGGCTCAACATTGGCAATCGACGGTTTGCCGACAAGCACCACCGGCTATCTTTTGGCCGGCGACTATATTCAGCTGGGCACCGGTTCAAGCGCAAGATTGCATAAAGTCGTCAACGACGTCGACACCAACTCCTCGGGCGAGGCCACATTGGACATATGGCCTGATTTGCGTTCGTCGCCGGCTGACGATGCAACCGTTGTGGTGAGCAGTGCGAAGGGCGTTTTCCGTTTGTCGACTAATGAGACAAGCGTTGACATCAATGAGATTGAGCATTTCGGCATCGTATTCGCCGCGACCGAGGCCTTGTAATGGCGCGGTCAGTTACCACGGCGCTCAACAACGAGCTCACAGCGTCCGAGCTGGAGCCCTTTTTTCTTGTCGACCTTGGGTTTAGCACGACGCTTTATTTCTGGAGCGGCATCCGGCAGTTGACATGGAACGGCAACGAATACCTCGGGGCCGGCAATTTGTTGGGCATTTCTGCAATTTCTGAGACAGCCGATGTTCGTGCCGTTGGTGTGAACCTGACAATGTCCGGCTTGCCGGCCAGCCTAATCAGCGTCGCCTTGACCGAGGCGTATCAAGGCAAACCCGTAAAAATTCGGATTGGCGCTATGTCATCAGGCGCCGTTGTGGCTGACCCGTATTTGATTTTTGACGGCCGGATGGACACCATGAACATCGAGGACAGCGGCGAAGGCGCTTTCATTAGCCTTGCCGCCGAAAGTCGTTTGATTGACCTCGAGCGGCCTCGTGTGCGCCGTTATACGCCGGAGGACCAGCGCATCGATTTTCCAAATGACACCGGCCTTGATTACATTCCGGTCATTCAAGACAAGTCAATTCATTGGGGCTTGGGGGTTGATAATGAAGCGTAAAGAGGGATGGGAAGGCAGTCTCGATAAATCTTTACAGGCGGCAATCGCTCAACCTTATGTTCTCGGTGAAACCGATTGTTTTGCCGGCACGTCTGACATTGTATTACAAATGACAGACACCGACATTCTCGAGAAGTGGCGCGGCAAGTATAAGACGTTTCTCGAGGCGGCTCGCATGATTAAGCGTGAAGACTATGACGGCGTGACCGGCTGGCTTGATGAAATTACCGCCGGCCCGATACCGCCGAAAAAGGCTCAACGCGGAGACATTGTGGCAAGACACACTGGCCGAGTTATGCCATCATTAGGAATATGCGCCGGCAATCAGGCGTTGGTATTCGTTCATGGTGAGGGCGCGGGATATGTGCCAAGGGTGCTCATCGAGAAAGCGTGGGT